CTTGTTGATACTGATAAATCATCATTATCTTTTTCCAATTCAATCCCTAAAGTTTGATTATCTAAAACATCTCCGAAAATTAACTTTACTTCTTTCATATTCCTAATGTACCGCCTAAATTTCTATTTCTTGCTAACGTGTTAGATAAAACACCAACTAATTTTGTTCCTTGTATCTCAAACACTACATTTTGAAAACCGCCACCGCTTGAACTAACTGAACTGCTGTTGCTACTTCTTGGGGAATATCTGTCTGCTCCACCGTTAGCATTACCACCGCCACCGCCAGACAATGATTTCCCAGCGTTACTAAATGCACCTCCAGCTGCCTTTAATAAAGTACCAACTGCAACCGCAGCAATACCAGCAGCAATTGAAACAGGACCACCTACACCAATTGCAACATCAAGTTTTCCCTTTAATATTGCCAACGTTCCGTACTCAACAAGCAAACCACCCATTTTAGATAGAAACTGCCCCATTTGACCTAATAACGCACCACCTATACCGCTTAAAACATTTCCTCCATTAGCTAATGCGTTTGCAATTCCATCTGTTATACCAGCCATAGCATTAGGGATTGCGTTATCAGCTAAATTTTTCAATCTTTCAGCAAATTGCAATGCTTGTTCGTCAAACTCTTTTAGAGGGAATAAATTTAAACCCTCAAAAGATATATTTGTTTTTAACCCCTCTATTCCACTTGTAACAATTGGATTTAATTCGCTAAATAATGCAGTAACTTTTTCTTTTAATTTATCATTGTTTGAATCTTTAAACCCTAAAACATCGTCAACAGATATATTAAATTTTGTTTTTATTCTTTCTGCTGCTTTGTCAATCTCTGCAATATTTTTTTCAATCTCTGCAATTTGCCTGTCTTTGCTTTGCTTTGCTAAATCTGATGTAAATTTTGAGATTTGGTCAAAAGTCAATGCTCCACTTGTTAAGAAAATCCTATCAGCAGCAGTTAATAATTCAGACGCTTTTTTTAGTTCTAATTCAGCAAGTTTTGCGTATTCTGGTGCTTTTTGTGATTCAAGTGCTTTTGTTATACCTAAACCTATAATCGATCTTTTTTGCAATTCATAAGCCTTTGTTACTTTTGTAACATTAACTTTTTCACTATCTAAAAAACCAAAATACTTTGGATAGTCTTTTTTAAGTTTGTTTATTATTTTTAACTTGGTTGATTTTTCAGTATTTTCATCAATTAAAGCATCTTTTAAGGCACTTAATTTATTAATCTCAACCCCCATACTTTCAGAAGCCTCATCAATTGCATCAGACAATTTGCTACTTGACTTTGTAGCCTCTTTAATCCTATCCCCAAAAACCAACATTAAAGACGTTGCAACCGAAATAGCCAATGAAATACCGCCAAAACCTTTTAAATCTCTTAACATTGCTTTTAATGCCCCACCAGCTGAACCTGTTTTGTTCTTTAGATATCCAAATTGCTCCGTTAAGTTGGTAATGTTGTTAGAAACCCCCATAATTCCAAACGGTGCATCCTGTACCGTTCTACTAAAAGCTGTCATTGCAGATGTACCGCTTACTGCTCCTTTCTCTAACTTCTTAAAACCTTTCGTACCTCCTAAATCCTTAATTGATTTGTTTGTTTTGGTTAAATTTGTACGTAAATTTTTAGTACTGTTTGATAGTTTTTCGTCTGCTTTAGATATCGCTCTTATTGAGTTCTCATATTTGGATTGAGTAATAACTCCCTTCGCAAACTCTCGCTCAACCTTTTCTGTTGCAATAGCGAGTTTACCCTGTAAAACAGTTGATTTATTTATCTTATCATTTAAGGCTTTTGCTTTGCTCTCAAAATTCTTTAAAGACCTTTCAGAATCCTTTAAAGCCTTTTCAAGTTTTTTTGTTTCCCCTACTATCTCAACGCTTAACTGTGCCATATTGCTCTTGTGCTTTTAGTATTGCTTGTCTTTGATGTTCGTTCAATGTACTTCGTTTTTTGCCTTGATATGCCTTTTGTATGTTCTGCAACATCTTCTTTTTATCTTTGGCATCTATAAAACCAGCTTGAACAACGTTTGCAACTATCTCCCCAATTTTAAACCAATTATTTTTCTCTACCCTATTAAAAGAAAAAAGACGTAGTTGAAATTCAGCCCACGTCATTAGTTCATATTGTTTATAAGTACATCCCAATTCTCCAATCGCAAACGCTACTACATCAGTCTGCCAATCTATTTTTTTTTTGAACCCTCCTCCTCTGCTTTTGGTAAACGTGCAATAATTGAATCCCCAAACGCTTTCATAAATTTAGTAGCTGCTCCATTATCATCCGTTACTCCTCCGTTTTCATCCAATAAATCAGCGAATGTAAATTTGTTGTATTCTGGCTTTTTTTCGTTCCTCTCGCAGTTATGCAAATAGCTTTCCAACATTAACAATGGAATAAAACTAAACGGTTTCGTTTGCAAGTTGTTTGATAAATCAGCTACATCTAAATCGTATTTCTCATAGAAATAACCAAGAAATGATAAACCGAAAAAAAACTCTAACTCTTTACCGCTAAAATCAATTTTTACACTGTTACGCATTTGGATCAACGGTTGTAATTAAACCACTGTTTTGTATTGTACCGCTGTAAGTTGCAAACTCATCTCCAGCCGCTGCATCTAAAGTTAAATCAGAAAAAACACCTGTTCCATAGTATGCCTCTGGAGATGTTTGGTCTGTGTTCATTTTCCAATCTTGCGTACTTAATCCAATTGAATTGATGAAACCTAAACAAGCATCGAAATCTGTTTTACCAGCATCAGTCTTAATATAAGTAGCCTCAAACGATACCTCGCTTGTAGTTGTTCCAGCCTCTTTAATCATAACAGACGGATCGCATTTAGTTTGTGTTTCAATCACTGTTCTTGATACTGACAAACTGTTTGACGTTAAACACCCAACAGGCTCATAAGCATCTGTACCGTTCCAGATTGACAAGATGATAGCATCCCCTTTTATAAATGTACTCATTTTGTGAAATTTTATTATTTAAACAAATATAGTTAAAAACTATTAAAATATTCTTTTTGATAATTTTAATTTATAGTTAATTCAATTCTGTATAAAATTCGATAAACGTTTTGGCTACGTGTAACCGTGTCAAGGTTATCAATACTTCCCACCGTTTGAAACATAATTTCCAAACCGCTTTGAGAATCTAAAGCTAAATTTTGCACGGAGTTTCTTACTGCATCCGTAATATTATCAACCGCCAATCTGCTACCTGTATTACCAACACCGTTGTATATTGTTACTACATCAATAAGGATTGAAGATTGCCAAAGGCTCTCGCATTTGTTGTTCTTATCTTCTAAATTTGTTTGTGTTGTAAGTAGTGTATAAAACTCGCTTTTGTTGTTTGTAGGTGTACGCATATCAAAGCAAGGGATTTCTTTTCCATCCACCTCAATATTATTGATGGCTTCAAATACTGCCTTTCTAACCCATTTATTCGGCAACGTCTTTATCATAGCTTTAATGTTTTTAAATAGTCCTTTAAATCCTTAATTAATATTTTTCTATGCTTTACAAAAGCTGGATATAAAAAAGGTCTTGGTGTTATATTACCCTCTCTTATATTATCTCCTTTAAATTCCCAAGCTATCTCTTTTAACTCTGGAGGCACTTTTACATTCTTCCCCCCTGTTCCAAACTCCATAAAGGCAGAATATTTTTCTTTTGCAACAACCCTATACCCTAACTTTTCGCCCTGTATTGGTTCGGCTTTTATACCTTGTCTTAATTTACCGAAATTCACAGGAGCAGCAACCTTTGCATCAAGTTCTATCTCTTGTGCTGCACCCTCAATTAAATCATCAACGTTTTTAATAATCTCTTTATCTAACGTTTTAAACTTCTTTAAAAGTTCTTGCAACCCTTTTATCTCCGCTTTTGCCATTAGTTTATCGTGTCATTTCTATGTGGTATTAACAAACTTGAATTTTTAACACCTTTATTTATTATTGCTTGGTTTTCTTTAGTTGCCAATAAACTTGTATCAATTCCACCTTGTGCAACTCCTTGAGCGTTTACACTTCCAAATGTTTTTAAACTTGCTGAAAAGTTAGGATTTGGAACAACATCAATTCCATCATCACTAAATAAATTGCCTGTAACAAAACTCAAATGATCCCAATCTCCAGCGAGTAACTTCCATCCGTTTGTAAGAATTAAAGTTTTACCTGTAAAAATACCTGTTGCACCAATTGGAGTTCCTCCCTCAACATTAAAAGCCTTTTCAAATTGTGAGTTATCAACAACCCAGCGTTTCCAAGCAGAATAAATATCTCGTTCAGCGTTCCACGTAAGATTTCCAGAACCGATGTTTGGCTCTTTTATTATTTTTGTAACTCCATTAAATACCCAATCTGCCATAAATTAATCGTTTTTATATTGCCTGTCAAAAACTTGCTGAATGGGCAATGCAACATCTGAACTTGTATCAATGTTTTTTATCTTTATTGCTAAATATTGTAAATTTAACACAACAACATCAACACTTGAAACGCTTAATGTTGTGATAAAATTTACACCACTATTCTCAATTCCTGTTATCTCTGTTGTTGTTCCAGCTACAAAAATTCGTACCTCTGAATTTGGTTGTAATCCTGTCAATGCAAAAGCTGTTGATGTATTAATACTTGTATTTGGATTGTTATTAATATTTATTACTGTGTTTACAGAGTTTATAATAACATTTCCACCGCTTGAATTTGTAACCTCCTCAATATTACAACCGTTTAAATTATAAGTTCCAGCTGTATCAAAATCTAATTTTCCGCTAACATTTAAAACATTAAAATCTGTTATTGAATTTCCTTGTATTTTTAAATCTCCTGTAACATTTATATTGTTAATATTTGCACCAATTGAAATAACTGAAAACCCATTTGATAAATTAAAATTACCACTCGCTGTAACTGATGAACCCAATGAAAAATCCCCCATACCAACAAAGTTTCCTGTTAATTGACAAGTTGAATTATTATTAATATCAAAATCCCAATTCGCAGCAGTACCCCAAGCATAAGAACCACTTAAAACAACGCTATCCGCAGCATTATCTCTTGTGTCTAAATATACACGCATTGCATCATTTGTAAGTCTAAAGTTTTCTTGATTGGGTTGATTACTTCCTGGAGATACAACGCTTACTCCATTATCATTAAATGAAACAGAATTAATTCCATCTCCCAAACTAAAAGGACAAGGAATAAAAAAAGATGAACCAGATTTTGTAAGCCAAGAACCTATTTTTGTAGTATATCCATCCCCTTGTACAACTGCTATTGCATCATCAAAATTAGAAACACCTGTAAAAGTTGGTATATTAGAACTTCCTTTTGTTGTGGTAAATAAAAAAGACCTTTGAAAAAAAGATTGTAGTGTTGAACCACCTACTAAATTTCTTCTTACTGAACCGTGAGCGTAAGCAGTAATATCAGTAGGGTCAAAATCTCCGATAATGTTTTCGTTTGATGTATCTGATATATCAATACACATTGTTACAGGTCCAGCCTGTGAAGCACTAAACGGAGTATCGTTGCCCCCTATAAAAAATTCTTTATATTTTTGATTTGGAGTTTGACCACTGCCTAACCAAAACCTACTGCCTCCATTCGCTAAATCAGATGATTGTATTCTGTTCGGTGCATTGTATTGCAAACTCCACAGTAATACTCTCGCCTCTTGAGTTGCATCATAGCCAATAGTAGATGTGTTGCCATCCATTCCAAAAAAAACTCCCGACGGATTTCCAGATGCATTACTTGGAGTGGTGTTTATTACCTGTGAACCGTTTGTAGATATAGGTAAATTCCCCCCACTTTTAAAACCAGTTGATAAACTCCCAATAGTACCCCTATTTGAACCAGAATTTGAGTTGTGTAAATTTTGCGGTGCGGGTAAATTAAATGCCATATTTTAAGCGTTTTGATATTGTCTTTCAACAGAGGAAACAAAAGAAATTGTATTAGAGTTACTTCTTCCAATTGTAGCTGTAGTTTTCACATATTGCCCTGTATTTAATCCTAAAGCTATTGCTGTAACGTTAGCATCTGTTCCGCTTGTTCTATTACCTTGATTATTTCCATCGTAGTCAAAAGTAAAATCAATTTCAGCCAATCCATTTACATCTCCGCTTATATTTATAGCACCATCTTCTTGAACTAATATCGCTCCACTTTCCCCAAATTCTAAACCAGCATCAACACCATCTGTAAAATACACTCTGTAAACAGCATCTGTATCATTTATTAAATTAAGATTAAACAATAATTTACCAGCTGAAACGAATGGAAAAGTAACTTCATCTCCGCTATTATCTGCAAAAGCAATATCATTTGTATCTAAAGCGTTAAATCTATCGATATAAACACCATTTCCTCCACCTTGATAGTTTTCAGCTGATACTGTTTTTAATGTACTCCCAACAAACTCTAATAGTTGAGGCATTACATTTCCAATCAATGTTCCGCTTCCATCGTCTTGATCGTTGTCCTGTCTTAATGCCCATTGAACAAATTCATAAATCTTCTTTTTTGGTGCATTGTTTCCATCGATAATAATACCAAAATCTTTATTTATTCCACCAATATCACGAGTTTGCGGTGTTGTATAAAACTCAATAGACATACCATCATAAGGTGCTACATCTGCTGTACCATCACTGTTAGAATCTATCCCTGTATCTAAAACAGATATATTTAAATCTAATCCTGTTGGTAATGCAAATGAGAATAGTTTTGGTGCTAATAAAGAACTTTCCCCAATTCCAATAGATGAAGAAGAACTAAACAATTGACCTTGCTCTCTGTTGTAAACATTTACATTTGAACTCCTATCGTACCCATCAGAGAAATCTCCATCTCCATTAGGATCGCTTATTACTTGCAATGCCTCCGCTGTGTTTCCTTGAAAGGTATAATCTACTGCACCAACTCCCAAATCATAATAAATCTGATCATCTGCCTCTGAATTAAGAATGGCAGTACCAACCCAATGCTCTATCAATTGACCAGCTAAATTTCTAACAAGCCAACCACCTCTCCGAATAGTTTGCTCTGTTGTTGTGTTTGCCCAAGTCCAACCATTAACTAACTCAAAAAATTCATCAGTAATAGGAACTAAAGGAAAATCAAATGCAGCCAAATTTTTACTGTTTGGGTCTTGTTTCCATTCTTCCTTTATAAAGCTATAAACAGCTTTAATTGTTACACCATCAGCAGCATCTAAACCCCCAACACCTGTAATTAATTTAATTGTTAAGTTTGTTGTATCTATAAATACGTTTGTACTACCATTGTCTATGTTTGAATCCTGTAAATTATCTGGATCGATTATTATTGCCATATTATTTTCGTGTTATTATTAAATTATTTAATTGTTCGTCTTTATAAAATGAATCCTCTAAAGGATATCCGGTTGTATTTGTGGCATTTGTAATGTATCTGAAAACTGTACCTCCGTCAATTGTTGCCTCTAACAGATTACCATCTATTGTGTTTATTTGGATTCCTGTATATTCAACATTTACCAAATAATCCTCAAATCTGTATTTCCAAGAATAATCATTATTTGTGTCTGTGTTTTTTACTAACGATTGTCTTTTTAAACCTCCATTTGGTATGCTTGAACCACCTGTACCACCTCCAGAATGGTACATTATTATATTGCAAAATTGATTAGGTGTAAAAGTTTCTCCACTTGTAACAATCTCAATTTCAACACACCAAAAATCCCCCTTATCTATTGGATCGTTCTTTACTTCTGCATTTATAAACTCCGCTGATGTATTATTCTGCTGAATGTAAATAGCATCGCCTTTGCCCATTAAATTGATAATATTCTCAACGTTTCGGTTAGGGTATGCAAACTCGCTTAAATATACCTCCGTTACTAAAGCTGGATTTGAGTTGTTAGTTTTAAAGAAATTAGCAGTAGGGTCTGTTTCAGTTGTTTCAGAACGATACAACCAACGCAAATCAACACTTGCAGAATCTGGAATCGATTCTGGTACAAAGATATAACCATCACTCCCCAACGTAGCTGCATTATCTTCATCCGCTGAAACATTTATACCACCTGTTTCGCCTTTCTCTCCTTGTATTCCTTGCTCTCCTTGTACTCCTTGTTCTCCCTGTATTCCTTGCTCTCCTTGTTCTCCTTGTTCTCCTTGTTCTCCTTGTTCTCCCTTATCTCCCTTATCTCCCTTATCTCCCTTATCTCCCTTATCTCCTTTTTCTCCTAAAAATGATGGATCAATGTTTACATCAATTATAACCTCTGTGGTATCAATTTCTAAATCAATATTTAAATCATCAGTCTGTAAATTGACATCTATTAAATTAATGGTATTCTCAACCTCTAAATCTATATTGACATCATCTGTTTGCAAATTTACATCAACAACAACATCATCGCCTTTATGTAAATTTATATCTATCATTTAACACTAATTTTAAAAACAATCTCAATATCTCCATCAACAAAAAAAGAACACTTTGCATTTAACGACCTCCCTTTATCATCTGTAAAATCAGTACCGTTTAGCGTTAAAGTTAAAGTTTTCTCCGTTCCTACTTCATTAGTTCCACTTAACACCAAACCATCAGCCAAAGTGTATTCCTTAATTAGTTTATCGCAGTTGTAAACCTTTACAAATGGATTTGTAATATAAACACCATTGACAGATTTAAAGTTCATTAGCTTATTGATTTGCGTAACTCCTAAAACAGTAGTTCCAGCATCGGTTGGATTGTAAAAATCTATTTCTGCCATTATATTTTTCTTACGATTATTATTTCTATTTCTCTATCCTCAAAACCTATATTAGTTGGCTCTGAAACCATATTATAATCAATACCTCTGTATTTAAAAAACATAGTCTTTGAATCATAAACCAAGTTTTTATTTTTACGTAACTGAATCGCCAACCTGTCAAATGTTTCAGTTTCTCCGAAATCTGTCTGCCTATTTGCATTTTTTGGATTTGTTATTAGTTTGCACCACGCATTAGATAGCAATGTTTCAGATATGATATTCCCACCGAACCCATCAGAAACAGGAGCAGTTTGCCAAATCTGTATTTTTTTATTGTACTTCCTTGCTCTCAAAATACAAAGCGTTTATTTTGGTTTATCATATCATTTAACCACATTGGTAAACCTCCCTTATTAGCTGTGTTTGTTTCAGCCTCATAGTATAAATATTTAATGTACTGCAACGCACAATCAATTAACTCAAAAGGTATATCATCTTTATTCTCAAATCCAACATTTAAAATAATCTGATAATCTCCTGTTTTGGTTTGGTAATTGGTAAACAAAGTTTTTTTCTCCGTATCTAACTCAAATGTTGATACCACGCTATTAATTGGATAATCGTAAACCTTAACGCAGTTATCATTGAAAATATACTTTTTATCTCTTGCGTAAAATAGAATGTTTGTCCTACGTTCCAAAGTGCTTAACGCTGATTTTATCATACGCTCAATCTGGCAATCATCGTCAATTAACTCCTCGTCAATACGCAAATATTTCTTTGCGTGTCCTAAACTAATAACATTTAGGTAACTCATTATTTTTTCTTTTTACGAACAATGATTTTTTTTACAATCCCTTGCTCAATTAATTGCTTCTCTGTTTTTGCATCAAACTCCACCTTTTCGCCTACTGCATAACTTTTATTCTCTGTCAGCTTATGAAATCTTTTTAGTACTTGTACCATTTTTATATTTTTAATGATTAATAAAAAAAGGTGCTAAAACTTAATTTAACACCTCCTTTTCGCCAATTAAAACAAGTGTATTGTTTAATATTATGCTGCTGTTGTGAAATCTCCGTAGATTAACGCTGCTGGTTGCTCAACCGCTAAAGCGTTTTGCTCCTCGATTCTTGCAGTTATAGAATTAGTTACAAAGTTTGTTCCCTCCTCCTCACTAAAGGCTAAAGACAATCCCTCTGTAACAATCTTATTTATTCTTGACCAATCTCCAACGTAATATTTGCCCTCTGCAACCCAATTTGCTTGATAAACTCCTATTCCGTTAACTCTCAACATACCACCCTCAACAGTTACAACTCCTGGCAATCCGTAACCAGCACCTGTTGATTTTTCAGTTGTAATGATTTTAAAATAATCTAATGGATTAATTACTATACCATTTGCTTGAAAGTTTGCTTGTGCTAAAACAGAAATGTTATTTAATAATCTTTCAATCTCGTTCCCCTCTGTAATAGTTGATGCAGTTGCTTCTGCTTCTAAAACTGCTTCAAATTTTGTGTTTTCAGATATGATGTAATCACGTCTTAACTCAATTGGTAAACTTGACTGTAAGAATGGTAAGTTATTTCTCATTTTCTTACTGTAACGAGCATAACCAGCTAAATACTGTGTATTAACATCAATCATCTCATAATTATAGTCAATTTGAGATTTTGATGCTCCCTCTGTTTGAGTTTGAATATTTCCAGTTGCTTTTGATACCCTTACATAAGTATAAGTACCCCCAGAAATCTGACGAGAACCAACTAAATCAGATACGTTTACCAATGGAGATGGTGCAGATACAACATTAAAATTGTAATCTCTTGGCTGATCTCCTGTCAAAGCAGAAGATAAAGTCATATTTTTAAGCTCTGTTTTAAATTTTTTACGTGAACCATCTTCAACCTCCTTAATTTCTTCGAAATTGTCAGCTAATGCTTTAGAAATAAAATCTCCTTTTACTTCTTTTTTCGCTTTCTCTTGTAATTTCACATCTAACTTGTTAGCGTGATCTTTTACTGCTTTTAATTCAGCTTCAAAAGATTCTTTTACTGCTTTTACTTCTTTGCTTACTACATCTTGAAATTTAGCTTCAAAGCCATCAATTGCAGTTTTTACTTCTTGTTCAGTTTTGCCCTTTAATTCTGTTTTAAGTGCATCTAAACCATTTTTTAAATCTTCGTTCATCGTTATAAATTTTTAATGAAATTATTAATTGTATTTACTTCGGAATCATAACTTTTCGGCTCATTGATTGGAGTATCTGGTTTAGATGGCTCGTTAAGTGATTTGTTTATTCCTATCTCGTATGCTTGTTTCTGTAATTGCTTTAATGCAATCTCTAACAAAACAAATGTTTCGTCTGTTAGCGTACCGTTTTTAAGCATCTTTACAATCTTATTAACTTGACTGTTTGTTTGCTCTAACGTCATTGATTTAAACCCTGTAAACGGTGTATTTTCGTTTGCTCCTAATGTAACATTAGAACCCTCCAAAAGTTTAATCTCTTTTATAATTCGTGCTTTCTCGTTGGTATCATATTCAGATTGAACCGTTATAAATCCAACTGAATGCTCTTTAATGATTCCAGCTTCATAAAGTTTTAAAGTATCTTGGCTGTATGTAGTCTTAATCAAAGGTTCACTCTCAAAATATAACCCTTTGCTATCTTCTGATAACACGTTAAACTTTCCGTGAGGCTGTGACCAATTATGCTGATTAAGAAAAAAGATGTTTTCTTTTCGTTCGTTTATTGACTTCTTGTAAGCACCTTTGACAATTATATCATTGTCATAGTCCTTTGTATCGAATGAAGATAAATAGCCTGTAACAATACCCTTTTTTATATCTACATCTTTTACAGATGAATCGTTGTTTTTAAACTTCAATATTCCTTTCATACTTACAAATATAAATAAAATCTATTTAAAAGTAAGTTTCAATAAGTTTTTCTTATAAGTTTACCGTTTTTATCTCGTCTTGGCTTTAAAGCGTTAGCACATCGGCAGTTAATTATATTACCAGCACTACCCTTTGGATCACCAGCAAACATAATCTGTTCACCTCCCTTTTTACTTGGAACGGTAAAAGGTTCATCAACAGGAACAACAACACCATTCATTGCATAGTGAGAAAACGCATCTTCTGGGATTCGCCTTGTGCGATAATCCTCCGTTGCAATCCAAACTTTATCGTACACCAAATTAGATGTTTCAGATACTACCAAACTTGAATGATTGGCAGCAGCAGTTGTTTCTGTTCGTGCAATCCTTAATGCTTGGTATTTATAAAAGTTACGCTTATTGATTAGCTTCATTATATCAGATGTAATCTCTTGGATTGTTTTATTCTCTGCTACACCCTTTGCAAATAAGTCTGTTAAGTATTTCACATAAGTACCTTTAACGCTCTGGATATTAGATAAGCTATTGCCATAAAGCCAACCGATAATATTTTGTTCAAAGTATGTTAAAAAGGTATTTAAAGAGAAATCTTTGGTTTCTTCGTTAATCTCTTTGCCAATGCGTTTTGCGTGTATGATACCTATTTCTCTATAAAAGTCTGCATACAAAGTAATCATTTTATCAGTTGATAGGGATTGTCTAAAAATAACCTCGTAGTTATCTTTGGTAATAAAATTGAAAGGGATTGAATTACCAGCTTCTCTAAAATTCTTCATTAGCTTACGATACACAATTTTCTCATAGCCACTGTGCCACCTTAACCAACGTTTACGAAACTGTTTCTCTGTCATAGAGTTAATTCATCTTTCGGCAACAATGCATCTTCTAAAGACATTATATCGTCTTTTACGGTAAACATATCCATATTTGGATCGTCTGAAGCCTCCAGACCAATAAAGTTTCTGCCCTCGTTTCCTGTTAACATTCCAACATCTTTTAAAGCTACTATCCATTTAGACATTGTTTCAATATCCAACTGCATTTCTGGTAGTTCCTTATAATCGAAATAAATGCAAGTATCTTCATATCCTTTTATTGTTTGTAGTATGTGCTGATTAAAAGAATCTTCAATCATTTTAACGTGAGGCAATACTGTATTGATTAAAACCCTTTTTAGTTCTGTTACTTGCTTGTCATACTTACCTCCGTCATCATTGTTCAACAAAGTATCTGACCAACCTAAAGCATTACATATTTGCTTTTGGTTATACTTTAAGTACTCAAATGGTTTTAGTTCATCAGCTGATAAAGATAATCGTGTAAAACCAATCTCCGCAGATATACCAGCGATGCGAGATAAATCTTCTGGGGATTTGTTCATTTCCTTTAATCGCTCTTTTAACTCTTGTGCTTGATCCCCTGTTAAAGCTGTCCCTTTTGAATGAATGAATCCAAAAACCCCCCCATTTTTAAGCGTGTTTAAATTTAAATCCAAACCTTTATTTGATGCCTCAATATTTCGCCAAACTGCACGTAAAGGAGATTGACCATACAAATGTTCGCCATTAATACCGAAATTAGGGTTGTTAATTGAGATATGCACAACTTCTTCTTTCTTGAACTTTACGTATGTTGTTCGATCCTCCATAATGTAGTAATCAATCGGAGAATCAACGCTTAACATATTAGCATCATTACGTAATACTATCTCTATTAAATGGCTTGGCAGACAATAAACTTGAATAGGAGAACCAGCATCCGCTCCCTCCTCTGGCATTAATTTATACCAATAAATATTCCCTGTTAGGTTTAAGAAATCCTCTGATAATTTGAAAAACTCATCCCACGTCTGCGTAGGGTTAGGAGTTTCAAAAGGTAGATTCATTTCGCCTTCTACGTAAGATTTCAATTCTAAAGCGTTTAAACGTATTTTCTGCGTTACGGTTGGGTTATAATTAACCGCCTTTAATAGTTTATTGTATTTAGCTTTGGATGATTCACTCTCTATCTTTTTGATTGAGTAAGGAATTGAGATAAGTTTATTAGAGATTTGGTTAACAATTGAGAAAACATCACCGTTTATATTATATCCTTGCTCAATATACCTATTTGTATTTGTATCATCATTGTTCGTATAACCGTTGCCACCCCAATAAAACGACTGATTAAACTTGTTGTCCGTTTTCTTTTGTCGTAAGAAATCAAAAAATCCCATAAATTTATATTATAATTAAACCAAAAGTAATAAATAAAAACTATAAAAGGTAAATTAGAAAAAGAAAACCTTGTCCTTGATTCCTATATCCATCATTTCGTGATAACGTATGGCATCGATACAATGGTTAAAGTTGTCAATAGGTTTGTTTAATTTCTTACCTGTCTTATCTATATCCCAGCTGTAACTCCTTAATTCTTTTATTAAGTTGTGGCTATTCTTTGTAACTAAATACTTTTGTGTTTGCATTGTTTGAATACCAAACATAATAGAATCTTTACCTTTCGTAACAGGATAAATACTTATGCCTGTTCGTCTTATTTCTTCGATTGACTTTGGCTCTGCTGAATCAGCGTAAACAGTAACGTTTTTAGGCAACATCTTTGCAATATCGTTGTTTACCATTTGAGTACGGTAACAAACCTCGTGCAGTATTCTATAACCGTTATATTTGTATATCTCCACGATTGCTGTTGGATCGTTGGAGTAACCAAAATCTAAACCTATGCCAATAAGTCTTGCATCCTCTGGAATTGTATCTGTTAGCTTCCAATTATCGAAAACAACACCCTCTAATGAACCTATTTGCCCAAGTCCGTAAACTTTCCACCAATTTGCCCAATAATCAGACGTTTTGGCTTTCTCCCTTGCTTTCTCTATCTCTTTTATAATTGACTTATCTAAAGCCTCATTGTCTAAATAAGTAAGCACCAAGAAATCAGTATCAACATCTCCAATCAATTCAGTATCAACCCAGAACTCTGAAACAGGATTGTAATCCAAATAGATAAACTCCCTTGTTCGTATTGCCATTTGGTAATAAGCCTCCCATACAATATTATTACACTCATTAACAAACAAAACATCACGTCTTGCTCCTCTTAATTTATCTGGTTGATCAGCAGAAAAGAACTCAATAAAAGAACCGTTAGGAAATTTATAAGTAAGTGAAGATTTGTTAAATGAATCGTCTTTGTAGATGTTGCAAAGCTGCATTATTTTAAGAAAATCCCTTAACGCTCCTCTTTTTAGATGTGGTATTGATTCCGATACAATAGATATTTCTTTGTTAGGATTATCTATTGCATAAGTGATAAGCATTGGGATAATTGTAAAGGTTTTAGATGCTGATGTACCACCTCTTACAACTCTAATACGTTTGCGAAGATTAGATACCTTTAGCTGTGCTGTCGTCTGTCTTAACACTTAAATCTATGCCTTTAAATGGTGCGTTTATTGTTTCTGTTTTTATCTCTTGTTTGCTTCCGTTCAGCCTGTGTGCCTCCTCGTCTGTTGCAATTAGTTTCATTAAACCAATCTGTAAAGCTGGAGCATCAGACTTGAACCATTTGTTATACATTGCTGTTTTAACTTCTACTTTGTTAGCTTCTAAAACATCTTTTATAGCGTTACTTTCGTTACTACCAATAGGAAACCACTCATAAAGTGTTTTCTTTGCAATAGGCAGAAACGAAACCAATTGCTCAATAAAAAAGCATTTCTTTTCCTTTGCTATTCTTATTGCGTCATTGAATATTTTCTTTTTATCGTATGCCATAACTCTTACCGTTTATTTTTACTTCTAAAGTATCATCCAATTTCATCATCCTATCAATTATAACTTGGCAGTATTTCGGATCAAACTCCATCATAAAACACTTTTTATTCAATTGATGCGACCAAACCATAGTAACACCACTACCTCCAAAAAAATCAGCTATATTATTATAATTTTCTTTACTCCAATCATAGCACCATTGAACTAACTCTACTGGTTTTTGTGTTGGATGTACTCTGTTTGTTTTTTCAGAAGCCTTTGTAAATTTTCGAACAACACTTCTGTAATTACACCAAGCTAACTCTGCATCAGTTTGATCGCTTCCTCCGTTATTCTTATCCCAAACTAACCAACATTCACTGTCTGGCAGAGAACTGCTATAATAATTAGCACCCCACCAAACTTGCTTTGCATTTGGGTAAAGATTAAATATTAAATTAAAAGAATCTTTTGCTACATCTGGATTATCATCTCCTAAAATATCTCCACTATAATTTTTTGACAAAACACCACTTTTACTAACAGCGTTCATACCGTAGGGAGGATCTGTGTGAATCCATTCTGGCTGAACTCCATTCATCAATTTAGCCACTTGGTTGCTATCTGTACTATCTCCACATAAAAGTCTATGTTCTCCAATTTCTATTAAATCGCCTAAAACAACATCTACTTGTAAATCGTCTGGCTCTGTATAATCATCTTCTTCTGCTTCTAAAACTTCATCAATAAATAAATCTTCAACATCTAAACCCCATTCTTCTACTTGCTCAACATCCCATTCAGCAGATATCATTTGCCAATCCCACTCGCCAAAGCCTACGTTATCTTTTATAATAAATTCACGTTGCTGCTCCTCTGTAAGTTGTGATGCTTGTATAATAGGTATTTCTTTTAGTCCAGCTTCACGACACGCTTTTAAACGCATATTGCCACCTAAAACAATAAAATCTTTGTTTACAACGATAGGACGAATTTTTAACATTTCTGGAAACGTTTTAATTGACTTTACAAGTTTCTCAAACTTATCGTCTTTTACTAAACGTGGGTTGTTAGGATTATTTTTGATTTTACTTATTGGAAGAATCTCCGTTTGCATACCTCAATGAATTTCTAAATAATACTAATTTACGATTTGATACTTTTTCTAAATGTACCCCTTTTTGATTGTACCATTTAAGAGCCAAAGAAACACGACTATATTTTAATGAATAATCGTAATAGATACCATTCTTTTTAATCCTATAACTAAACAAATCAATGCAATATACGTTTTTTATTTTAATTAAAGTAATACTTTAAGTAACTGTTAATAAATTTCTGTATTTTAGTTTATTATGATTAATTAATTAATTAATTTTTGTTGACCGATACACGCTATTTAGACGTATAAACGCAATAGAGTTGCTGTTATACGGTTGTTACCTACAATACTACTTTAGTACTTTCAATAATCTCTTTGCATAGTTCGTTTGGTATCTTACTTCTATTGTATGATCCTTTTTTACCTTGCGTTCCTGTTCTTGCTCCACGCCTTGCACTTTCGTGATGGCAATGTCTGTCTATTATTTCGCCAGTTTCCTTATTGTATTTAAAATTCCTACACATTGGTCTTGGTACCCAAGTTTTAGAGTTCGTCCAAATATCAGTTGGCTTTGCTCTATCATCTCCATACTTACAATACCATACTGTATGCCTTTTAAATTCTTGCATCCATTCCATATGCCTTAACATTCCTCTTGGGTTCTCAATAAAAAAAACTAAGTTTGGGTTAACTAATAACCACTCTTTTATCAATCCAATCCAGTGTTGATTTACTGTATCACATTTTATAGCGTATTCGCTTTTAGGTTCTTTTGTATTCGTTCTATGGGTGCTACAAGCTGCAATACTATAAGTTGTGCAATCAGGAGAAGCCCAAACTACATCAGGCACAAAAGGCACATCTTCTTTTTTTAATTCTCCAATATCAATTGATAAGTCTATATTTTCGTATGCAGTCCAGTCAACACTAAAAACATTTAAGCCTTGTTTTTCGGCTTCACTCCCTACGCTTCTTGATCCTGCAAATAATTCTAATAAGTTCATTTAATTAAGTTTAGTTTTTAATAATACCGTAATGTAGGTAACACTACCTATACTCCATAGTTTCGCAAAAGCTACACTACGAGAGCATAGCCAAAACGTTGTAAAACATATACTTGCTATAACTCCTTGCAAGATTTACAATATCTATAACCTTCATTGTCTTTTTTATTACTTGTTTCTTTATAACAAACATCGCAAGTAAACGTTGTACAACAATGTGTATAATTAATAGCTGCTACTTCTATTTCTGCAAATGCTGTCATTATCTCAATTAATGCTAGTGGTTTTAAAGTGGCTAAATTCATATTTCCACCTAGTGCTGTATTTAAAAATTTCTCTGCTTTTTGTTTCATTTCTATTATCTTTAGTTATTATTAACGCTACTAATCATACACTCGCACGTTAGCGTGCATTTCGCAAACGCTCTACGCCTAAGCTATCTTTTGTAATGTTTAGTATAAATATTCCTCCATCTACTTCTCTATAAACAACATACTTCATTCCACCTTCTTCTATTTCGTACCTACCTACAAAAGAAATTCCACTATCTTTTTTTATCACATTATTAGTAGGTTTATCTTGGGTATTTTCTCCACCGCAAGAAATAAAAACGCACGCTAACAATATGTATAATGTATAGCTTAGTTTTGTTCTTAAATTTTTCATCTGTTCTATTTTTAAAGTTTAATTATTATTCGTTTGTTTCGTGCTGTTTTGGTAGCTACACACCATACATTTACCATTGGTAGTAATTTTACAGTCCTAATCTAATTTTTAAGTCTTCTAATTCAAACACAAAAAGCAATTCATTATTAAAAGTTGCATCATACCAAGGGAAGTCTTTGCTATCTTTCATTTTCTCACAATTAATTAAAGCAAGCTTTTTGTTTGCTTTGTGCTTTTCTATTAACTCGTCGAGAAAACTACAACCAACATCGGTTAAAGTTAATTGCTTTATCTCGCTTCTTAATTTTTGTAAGTGCCAATATGCAGTTTCTTCACTTTTTTCTTCTTGCAAGTCATAAGAGTCTCTTAATAATTTTACTAAATGTTCCATATTTGTTTATTGTTTTATTTATTTAATTATCATATTCGCAACAAAAATAAGCTTTTACTTAGATATTAATAAATAAAGTTTAGTAAAAACCTCGCATTGTGCATCGATTGACGAGTTAAAAACAGTTGTACCAATTTTAATCAGTTCATCATTTTTATACAGATCAACTGTTATACCTTTTCTACTGCGTATTAAGTCTATTTTAAACCCTTTGCTCTCGCATACGTTAGTCATTGTTATAAAGTCCATTATTCTCTATCTATTGAGGCATCAAAGCCCAAATTAATTAATTCTTTTATCCTATATTTTTGCAGTTCACTTACAGGTGTTTTCACTCCCTTTACCTCGATGAATTTAATATCGTTAGGCTTTAAGGCTAAAATATCTGGGATACCTGTTTTGTTGGTGCTAATTAGTTTCAGCACATAATACCCTTGCTGTTCTAATTTCTTAATTATTTTGCGTTGGTGCGTTGCTTCGCTCATTTTTTATTGTTTTAGTTCCTTTTATCCGTAGTTAGGCACAATTAATTGCTTAAATATTCGTCTACTGCTTTTGTTGCTACTTCTTTAGTAAAATAAAGATTGCCGTGTATGTTATCTGTTAAAAAAGCAATTAACAGTTCACGTTGTTGGCTAACATCGGTTAAAGTTAATTGCTCTTTATGGTATTGTTTAGCAAATTCATCCATTGCTTCACATATTAAAACCAAATTTTTTAACCCTTTATACTTTTCTTTTATTATTATATTTTCTGCTTTTATCATTTCTTTTTGTTTTTTAATAGGGCAATCTTCAAGTCTTTACAAGTTTATTAACTCTCACATTATTAACTCTGACTATCAGCTATTGCCCTATTTGTTTAAATAATGTTTAGTTGTAAATGATTTTTTTTGCAATACTTGTTTGTAAATTTTCTCCTCAATTCCACCTTTGGAGAATACCCAATACACATCATTAACACTTCGTTCTTTTGTGGTCATCCTATCTCTGCTTTGCCAATAAGAATTGGCTGAATGGTCAATATTGAAATACACAAGGTTATCAGCCATTTTCAAGCTTATACCCTCACGACCAGAAACAATCTGCAAGGCAATGTTTTTATCGCTTGTGTTGAACTCCTTTAAATCTGTTGTCAGTTCATTTCCGTACACCTCTTGCAATAGTTTTAGTTCTTGCTTGTACTTGTAAAAGATGCCTATTTTTAAGCCTTTAAAACGCTTCTTTATAAACTCTCCTTTACTTGTATCAATTGTTGTAGCTGTGCCACATTCTAATTTTATCGTGCCACTATAAAGCTGATGAACCTTTTGCATCATTTTAACAGGTGTATCTGCCAATATCACACCACCATTCGCACCCTCAAATACTTTGTCCTTTTCAATCTTCTTAACTAAATCATAGGTTACTTTCTTCATCGGAACAGTTAGAACGTGTTCATTTACTTTCGATGTAAACCCAGCCTCTGACTGTGTGAACGATATAACGTGCTTTGATATCATTTGTCTTATTAGATTCTCATTTGCGTTGGTGTAATCGTTCACATCATAACCGTTGATTTTGCGTGTACTTACGTTAACGTAATTCTTCGCCCATTTATAAAATGACCTTTCTACAAAAGGAGTAAACTCGCTAATCCAAAACTGATGATAAATTTGTGAGTATGACTCTGGTGTAATTGTACCAGATAATAATATTAGTTTTTTATCTCCTACAATTTGTTTTATCTGTTTAGTTCGTTTAGATGGTTTAGGGAACGCACCAAGATTATGAGATTCATCCAATATTATCAAATCATAATCAGCAGCATTTATTTTATGTACCGATTCATAATTTATCTGCTTTAGTTCAAACGATGGAGAAACTAAATTGTAATCATTTAGAATTGTTTCGGACAGTATTACTTTCTTTTTAGTTATAAAAAGAACAGACTTTGCACCGACCTTTTCAGCAGTTAAGAACGATGTGATTGTTTTGCCTGTTCGAACCTCAAACACTAAAGCAACAATCCTTGTATTGTTTAAAATCTTTGCAGCATCTTTTGAAAGCCTTTCTTGGTAATCTCTTGGTTTAAAATGCATCTTTCAAACGTTTTTTAAAGTACCCAATTTTAAAATTTAACCTTTTTATTTCTTCTTCGATTGATTCTTTATCTCTAATTAGATAATCATCAATAGTTATCTCATCGAAAAGAGTTTTAAAATTAGAATCATACTTATAAATACCATCAAAGGTTTTAAAATAGTGCATTGCAGAGGAGTGATCTTTGCCTATAAACTCCCCTATTGTTTGATATCCTTTTTTAAGATGTTTCCTCGCAATGTAGCCAAAAGCTATTCTACCATTTACAACCTCTCTTTTTCTTGTTTTTTCTTTTAATTTAACATCAAAAGCCTTTTCAACATCTTGCTGTAATACTTTTAATAAATTACTCATATCTCTAAATTTTCTAATGTTTTAACTATTCCTTTTGTTTTTGTAACTTCAAACCATCTCACTCCGTTCGTTCTATCTTGGCTGTACTCAAACCCTTTAAAGTCTGCGTATTTTTGCACCCACCGTGTAAAAGTGTTTCGTTTCATCTTGGCAAAATCTGGAGTATCGTTAATGAATTTTTGGAAAAAGTCAGATTTATTAATTCTGCCTAAATGCTCAACCCTTTCCTCTTTTATCCAATCTATAAAGTCCTGTGCTGTTTGTGCAATTACTTTGCGGAGTTTTAGGTTCTTGGCTGTTTGCTTGACTAAACCTAATTTTAAATAAAGTTGCAAACACGATACCATGTAATTATCAAATGCAACAAACTCCAATTCACTCCAATCGTCAAAAAGTTGCTTTCCGAACTCATCATACGGAGTTAAGTTTTTACCGTAGTATTGACCTATCTCAATCTCGTGCCTCCTCCGTTCGTGTGAGTTACCATCTCCTTTAATGACGTAGTTTGTAGATATTAATATTTTAGGAGAATCTTCAACGCTTAAATTAACAGCATCTTTATTTTTACGCTCTATTGTTAACCCCTCTGTAACAAGGCTAAACTTGCTCTCAAAGTTGAAATTCTTTTTTACATCATCCCATACAAGTATCTGGCTATCTAAAGAAACTGTTTGATAAGGAAAAGACTTTTTATCATCAAAGGCTTTACCGTCTAAAATAGATGTTCTTCTTATTCTCTTTAACCCTTGAACGATTAATCCTTTTCCTGTACCACCCTCTGCATTTTCTGAAATTTCTTCATCGTTTAGAATGATGGCTTTGTTGTTCATCTTATTTTTATAAGTGTTCAGCAGATAGCCAATAACACATTCTAAAGCAGTTGGATCTTGGTTTGATATATTAGAGATAAATGTTTTGTAATCGTTGTCTGTATTACTTGACCTTACAAAATCTCTATTTATTATTTGATTTTTCCAGATATATCCATCAATATCATAGAAATCCAATAAAACAACATTATCTCTTTTTACTCTTAATATCCCATTTTGATAAGCTATAAAGGATTGCTCTTTTGTATCTCTTAACATATTAAGTTCAATGCTCTTTAACATTAAAAGATGTTGCTCACTAAAAAGAGTAGAGTAGTTTACACATAGTTTCCAAACATCAAACTCTGCCTTTTCAATTAAATAGTTTAGAACATAATCTTTTATTTTTTCGACTGATGTTTCTTCAACGACATTAGATGTAATTTTAACAAGTGTTGGTTTATTTGTTCCTGTTGGGAAATACTTATTGAATCCGTTGCCCTCTAAAAATGCTTTATATTTATATTGGTCTATTTTAATTGCTCCTTTCTTATCAGTAAACCAGAAAATTTTAACCGTTCTATCTTCCTCTATCTTATCAGCTACCTTTAAAGTTACTTTATGCGTTTTAACAACATAATCTTTACCGTTTTTTAAATCACGCTTTACAGCTTCTATTTTATTGTAGTTCTCAAAGTATTTACTTCCAAAATCTCTTAAGCTGTAAGCTGACTTAATTGCAGTTTGTGTTTCTTTTTCGGTAAAATTACCGTGTACAACATTATTAAATATGAAACCAAAAGCATACGTTTGATTTATTCCGTATTCACAGAACGCACCAGCTAAATCAAAAACAAAATTATTTCTTTCGCCATCGATAAAATCTTTTTTCCAATCAAAAGCCATTATCTTATCAATGATTTGGTTCTCGTCGTCTAAAGGGATTAAAGGCACTTTATTTGTATAAGTATAACCCTCGTCAAATGTTTTGGCATCAAATGTTTCAGCCTCATAATTAACGTAAATATCTGGATCATAACTTTCAAAACATACCCTATCTAAATTAGAACAAGCAATATCAAAATACTCATATTTAAACTGCTTATTAAAAGCCTTGAATACTTGCGGATGTGTTTCCTTTGTTAGTTCATTAGATACCTTTATTACTGCCTTTAAACCATTTCCAGAGGGAGATGTAAACAATAGAACAACGTGCTTATTCTTCTTTAATATTTCCTTTTGTTTATTTAGTTCTTGACTGTTTGGGTATTTATCGAAATCAAAACACATTAAACCACTATGTTGTTTTAAACCGTTTCCGTTTCTTTTATTAAATAATCCAGAGAAAACAATTGCTGGTAATTGGTTCTTTAGTTCTTTTTTTCCTTTTCTTATTTCATAAACCAACTCCTCTGATGCTCCTTGCTTAATTCGTTTTACAATTTTGGAGATAGGAACAACATAAGGAATCTCATTTGGCTTGAAAAGGCTTTTAAAAACCGATATTTCTATTTTTTCCATTTATTTGTATTATTTTCGCCATGTTTTGCCTATGTTTTGCACAACTAACTTACTGGTTTTCAGTGTTTAGACAAAAGGGCATTTTATTTTTAGTTTTTTAACCCCCCTATGTTTTTTATTTTTTATTAGAAATCTGGGGGGTATCAACTGCACCTTTTATTTCGCCCTTTCGCCCTGTTTTTTGACAATTAGGCTATCTTTGGAGTAGGTTACTTTCGGCATAATCATTTCTTCGCCATCTTCTGATGCAATCAATAATCCTTTTTGTTGGCTTAAAAAAGCGTGTTTGTATTTCGCTTCTGCAAACTTTAGTTGTTGTTTTAGTTCAACTATTTCTGGGATATGGTTGTAAGAATAACGAGTTGATCCGTTCCTTTTTTCAAAAGTGTACCCAGCTTGTGTGAATGTTTTTTCAGAATATAGTTCTGCAAACCCTTGTGCAAATGGTTCAACTTGTTTAATTGATTCTTCTATTAAGTCTTTGGATTGTTTTAAGACTGCATACACTTCAAGAGCGTTAATGTTTCCCTCGTCAACTTCTGTTAAAAGGTGTGCGACTTCATTTTCACACACCCTTTTTAATTCTTTTACATCGTTCATTTTAAAATATTGTTAATTGTTTTGTTTGTTCGTCAATTCGTTTCATTGCAGCATTATAATAGTCTGCATCAAGTTCACAAGCTGTAAGTGTTAAATTCATCTTTTCAACTTTGTTCACGTTGTCAATGGCTATTGCAATACTCCCAGAACCTAAATGTGTATCAAGTATCTTTTGATTTGGTTCGGCATAGTTTTTTAAAAGCCATTCGTAAAGTTTAATACTTTTTTGTGTTGGGTGTATTCTTTTACCGTCAATATTATAAAAACCTCTTTCACCTACTGGGGGTTGTCTGAATATTAAGTTTTTTGTATTAAAACTTGTCCAAGCCATTTCGCTCATACTCATTAAGTGTTTATCTGTCATTTTTTTATCCCAAATTAAAAAACAAGGTGTAGAACCTAAAAAATTTAAAAAGTAATTACCCCCCCAAATAATTTGATTTTTTGAAACTCTGAAAAGTTCATCAAAATATTTTTTATTTGGAATGTTAGAATCCCATTTTTTGCCATCATCAAAAACCCTTGTTTTTACGTCAATCCCATAAGGAGGGTCAACTATGGCAAGGTCAAAATGATTGTCCTTGTACCTTGCCATTAGTTGCATATTATCCTCGTTTGTTATCTCAAACATCTTAAAAAGCTAATTCAGATAAATCTTCAACTTCTTCTGAAACAGGAGCAGCATCTTCAATAGGTGCAGTTTCAGTTAGTGCTTTAAACTCGTCTGTTTCCCTTATCTTGTTTTGCGTCCATTCGTCCAACTGTTCAAAGTTTTCAAAACAATCTGTAAAATTGAACTCAAAAGATGGGATTACTTGCTCTGGACATTCAACACGTTTTGGTAAAGGTGTTATTGAAGAAACAACCACGTAATTATTACCAGATGTTTTTGCAGTTTTATGTATTACGTTAATCATACAAGGGATGCCAAGTAATACCGTAATATCAAATTCTTCTGCCTGTTTGTCTGTGAACCCTTTACCTCTCCAACTTTCCAAGTCCTTACGTAAGTTTGCACGGTCAGACATTGATAAAGTGTACTCTTTTGATACCATAAATGGTTCTGCTCCTTTCTCCTCTTTAAACACGTGCGTTTCATCTGGTAACTCCCACGATAATTTAACTTTGTTTAGTTTTTTAACAGTTCCTTGAATGTTTTCTTCTGCTGTTCCAATGTGGATCATTCGTACACATCTTGCCAAATGGTTTCCGATTGGTGCAAGTGTGCGTTCAGTGTTTCCTTTACTCTTTGCAATAATTGCCATAATATTTATTTATTTTAATTGGTTACTATTATATTCGTCTATTCCTTGTTGTGCTTTTTGTATTTGGTATTTGCTGAACTTAT